TTGCCATTTATCTCTATCCGTCCAAGTACGTCCAAGTAGAGTGGCAAAAAAAATTTAAACCACCTTCAAGTTACAAGTGCCGCAAGCATAATGAACATCTGCCCGTGACAGCTGCGGTCTTTTATTAGCTGCTTCAACTATCCGCATAACATCCTCACTTGCTCCATATCGACGAACAACGCCAGTAAATTCTTCAACATCGTGACCTTGAATAGCTAACTTAGGCATACCAGTTTCTCTGTTATAAGCTGGTGTCCCGTATTGGTCCTTCTTATGTGCAATGTGATAAAGCTCGTGTTCAACCAAAGCACAAAAGTTCACATCACTTGCTATACGTGAATATGAAGCATCAAAAGTGATTAAGTATTCAGGTAAATAATTGAACCACTGGATGAATTGTTCTTCTTGTCGTTCTTTCTTCCAGCCACCAGCATTGATCATGACTTTTTCAGTAGTACCAATGACCTGACGGCCTTGCTTTTTAAAACCAGATCTAGCCCACATCACAGCAATATCGGGATATCGAAATGACCGTAAATGCATGTGATCAGGGTTAAATAATTTAGATTTAGGATCTAGAAAAACCTTTCTTATCCATTCCCATAATTCTGGCGCTGGCACAAAGTTAGGCGTACCCATTTCAAAAATCCAATCTGGAGGCATTGGACGAACAGGCACATGAAAGCCGACTTCATTTTTCATAAATTTAACCCAATAAAAAAAAGCCCCAAATTGGGACTTTGTAATTCATTAATTAAGTAAAAAATATTCCATAATTCTTTCAATCTACTACAAACTTAATTCTGCTTTTGACTCTCAATCATTTCTGAAAGGCTTTTTTGAAATTCAGGGATGGAAAATATATCAATATATGGCATTTTAAGAATCCTTTTATTTTTCTTAAGTACGCCTAAGCCAGAAAGAGACTGTGATTTATCTGTTAGGAAAAAAAATTCAAAACAGTAACCCTCAAAAATAGTTAAAAACCGAATTCGCTGCATATTATCAATATTACAATAAATATCAGTTATAAAATCTAATTCCATTTCATTAAATGGAGCTATCAAACTTACTAATTTTGAAATTCTGAGATCATAACATTCGGTTAAAAAAACCCGCTCGTTCTTAACACTTTCCTTTAAAAAATTTTTAGCTAAAGGAGATTCATCAAAAATTTTTAATTTTTTAAAAACTTCATGGTTAGATTCAATTCCTCTCCACATGATAGACAATAAATATAATATAAGCTTATTTTGGTCAACACCTTGAATTTCATAGTGATTATCTCTCTTTTTATGTTTTACAGATTTAATTCTATTTCTTAAAATATTTAATGAATAGTCTTCATATTTTTTATTTAGTTTATGTTCACATTCACCACATAACATATATGTTGCCCACTGATCTTGATCTTTGACAACTTTATTATGCTTTTTATCAAATCTTAAAGCATGATTTGCACCTTTTAAGGCCTTTTTAAAAACTGCTCTGCCAATGACATGCGAACGTTTCAATTCTTTTTCTAGATCGCATAGTTTGCAAATTCCTTTTTTCATTTTGCTGCATATCACTCTTGATGTTTCATTTATATTTTATCAATAAAAATAAAGGAATAAAAAATTAAAATATTTAGGATTATTAACAAAAAAAAGCCCCTCCAATAATCGATATTCAGCGAGGCCATTTGCGCCATAATAAGCTCGGTAACTTTTCTATAGATGCGTAAAAGTAATTTTTTAAAAATATCTTTTAAATTTAATTTATTAAGCAAAAAAGAAATATTACCCTATTTTTCAACTTCTTTTAATAAAATATACAAAGCTGCATAGTTATCAATAGCTGCGACAATTTCCTGCTTTTTTTGATCAAATGATATAACAGGTGTTCGGTTTTGATGAACTTTATCAATAATTTCATTTTTCAAATCGATATAAAAAACCGTAGGTTTAGGGAATTCATCGCTATCATTGAATTGCTTGTCATGAAATATAGGATAAAATTTATTTAATTGATCAATTAACAACCTTGTTAATTGAACTTGAATTTCAGACTTTAGATCATTAAAACAATCCGATTGTTTAATTTCGTTGATGAGTGAAAAGAAATATTCTGCTCTACTATCCACTAAATGGCTACTTCCAAAACCACCTGAAGAATGTAAACTTTTCAAAAGTAACATCCGATATGTTGAAACTTTAATTGACTTTAATTGATCTATTGTTACTTGTAATTCCTTTTTTGCTTCTTTTAATTTTACAATATTGCCCCCAATTGATAGCTCTTGAACCTCATCAAAATATGCGATTATTGCGGATACAATTGCTGAAAATATTATCAAAATAACGAAGTGGTTTTGGTCAATGTATTTATCCTTTAAAAGGATAAAGGAAACAAATGAAAATAAAATAAATGTAATTAAAGAAAATATGATTCTCATGCAGATTTTCAGCAAAGAAAATTTTATTATCAACAATTTAAATATAGTTGCAATAACTTTTTCTAGATTTCCACTTAAAGATATTTTATTCATTCTTATAAAATAAAAGCCCATCGTTTGATGAGCTTTTGAATCTCAGTGATTTGCATACAATAAGATCATTGTAATACAAATATGCCACACCCCGTGCGCACACTCAAGCGGTTTTTTCAAAAGTTTCAAACTTAAATTGAGGGTTACGGCTTTTGATATAGGCCATACCACATTTTAAATCCTGTCTAATTTGATTAACTGAAGTATCGTTACTTTGAGCAATATCGCGTAAAGAATTACCCATAACATGATGTGACCAAATTGCTGAAATCCATTCTTGTATAATATGGTCTTCGATTAATTTAATATCAATAATCAATCTATGGATTGCACGCGCTTCATTATCATTTAACTGACAGCATGTACCCTTACGGCGGATACATAAGCGATCTTTTAAATTTTCATCGCTCATATACATAGCTATTAATTTTTCACGTTGTTTTTGAGTGATGCGTTTTGTTGGCATCGTCTTAACAATTTTGACCATTGTTTCGGTATCGCCGTTAAGCCAAGCTCCAAGCTGGCGACACCACTCTTCAAAACTAAATCTAGACCAATCGACCGCTTGTAAAATGTGTTGTTGTACTGGCATATTCATTTTCATCCCACCAATTGCTCAATTTGTTTAATCGCCACGCCTGCTTTAACTTGCTCTGTGCTGAACCGTAAAACTGTAAAACCCATCATTGCTGCGGAGTTGTATTTCTCCATATCCCCTATATAGCCTTTGCCCCTTGTATGACGGCCTCCACTCCAGATCCCGCCTTCCACCTCAATCAAAATCTTTGTACCCGTTATTAAAAAATCTGCTCTCCATTTACGATCAGGATGGAACTTATATTCCTGTTCAAAACCAATCTTGCATGCTCTTAAATGCGTTGCCAGAACCATTTCACCCACACTTGGTTGTCTGGCAACTTGCTTTGCTGAACGCCGCTTTTTATTTTTCTTTATCGGAAATAACTTTCGGTAATCAGCAAGGCTCATTGATGTCATTTAGGCTCACCACCATTGAGCACTTGCTCTAAAGCTTTAAAGGTTCGAATCATTGACATTTGTTGAAATTCATGATTGCCGCGCATGTCCCCTTCAACATACTGCAAAGCATATTGAGTCTCCTTTAATGCCCCATCTAAACGCTTTTGCAATTCCACTACTTTCGCTTGCAGGTGCTGCCATACAAGGTTGTGTTGATAAACATTTTCTCTAATGTACGTATCTTCATAGCGTTCAAATAGATTAGCGGGCGGAACAAAACCATAAGGCTTGTAATATGTATCTAAGTACCACTGCTCAAACTCTTCCATCACACATCCTCCACTTTGCAATTAGCGTAGGTCTCAAAGAAGAACTTTACAGGCTCGGATTTAATTTCAATCAGTCCAAATCGAAGTAAATGACGAGCATGCGTGCTATCGCGTAGTAACTGCACATCACGGTAATGTGTAAGCATTTTTCGCCACCCTTCCAGCGGCATTGACGATTTATTTGTATTACAAGGGATACAAGCAGGATTCATATTTTCTATGGTATCGTTTTGCGGTCTAGTCATTTCACCCGTAATTAACTTCCCGCCACCAACATGTATTAAATCTCGTTTCACCGCTTCGATATGGTCTGCATGCCACTTTTCACCCAGTAATTCCCCGCAGTAGGCACAATGGCCACCAAACTTTTGTTTTAGCTCAGCACGTTGCTGTTTAGTTAACTTCATCGGCTATGCTCCACTTTCATACCGTCAAACTCTTGATCAATTACGGTCATACCGCGCACTACAGCTGCTTGTGAAGGAAGCTTCTTAAAATCAATAGTGTTTACTTCATGGCAGTGTTTGCACATAAACTTATTTTTCTTTTCAAGCTTTGCCTGTATTTCACGGACCTCTGCCAGCATTCTGTTATTACGTTGGGTGACTTGATTCAATTGGTCTAAATATTTGGCAATCCATAAAACTGGATTAAGTTTTGTTTTGCAGTCCATACAAAGGATCTCATTATCTTCCTTTGATATTTGAATACGCCCGTGATCACACTCCACAATCTCATTTCTACGTGTGAACTTGATAACTTGATTTTGTTCATCAACATGAATCACATGCTTATCTTGGAAATGGCTCATACATTCGCCCCTTCAATTAACTTAAGAATATTTCTAGGAATTGGCATACCTTCACGACGGCACATCTCTGCGTATTCGTGCGGATTGTCAAAAGGATCTGGACCTAGCTCTTGTTTGAGTTCTGGCTCTTTTTCCTTAGCCTTAAGCTTTTGTACTGGTGCAGGTTTACGACCATTGATTTTTAAACGTTCCATCAATGATTGGAGATGCTTTTGCGCTTCGTCATTGCTTACTGGGGTGTGTTCAGGTTCTTTATGCTCTAGTTGTAGCGGTGGAGTGTAAAACTCTTGCTGACGGCCTTTTAACTGAGCTTTAGCCACCATCACGTTGTAGGTTCCGAAGAAATTATCTTGAGCTGCTCGCATTTGACCGGCTTCGATCAAGTACATAACTTCGTCTAATGCATACTTTGTAATTTGTGTAATAACCACCGAACGATCAGCAGTAAACTTACATGCTCGAGACCAAGCTTCTTCTGGAGACATCCAACTTTCACCAATACACCAGGTGCGAAACTCTGCAAATGACGGCATAAAACGCCCACCTGCTGTAAGTAATCGAGCAAGTGCGTTGTTAAATTGGTTTTGTTGAACGCCAACCAGTGTTTTAAGTGCGATTTGCTCAACAACTGACAGAGGAATTGCACTTTCGCCTGTTGCTGGAAATTGCTTATTGAACTGAGCAGCGTAAACAGTGCGAAGAGAAGCGATTAATTGACGCACTTCGTTCAAGGTAATCTCATGCATGACCTACCTCCTCAATCATTGGAAGCTTTTTTGCTGGGGTTACATCCACGATTTGAGATTCGCTCTGTTCTTCAAAAAGATTAGCGAAGTAACCCGACTCTTGTGGTTTTTGACCGGTTGAAGTGATTTGCTCTTGTTTCTTGCGGTTTGCAGCAACTTGTTTCTCGTTGTTTTGAACCCAAGAGAACCACTTAACCAACCAGATGCTTGGTGTATTCAACGAACTTGATTCGTTTGCAAAGTACCAGTCACCGAAATTTTGAATCATGGTTCTCAAGTCGATTTCAGGTACAGAAACAAATCTTTGTTGAGCAAGTGAGATGAAATCGTATTGAAACTCGCTGTATTCAGAAATGAATTCACGCATTGAGTAACGCTTGTGATCATCGATCTGATACTGAGCAAATTGGATTGGTGTAAATTGCGAATTTTCTTCACGCGCATTACTACTACTATCTATATATTGGTTATCGGTTAACGGTTTATGGTTAAGGTTTTTTTGGCTTTCACTTTCAGAACCCAAAATTAACCCACTGGGTTTTTGTGGGTTTTCAGAATTAACCGAGTCGCCTTCACTTTGGTTTTCTTTTGGTTTTTCCTTACGTGGACGCCCACCTTTCTTACCATTTTCACGATTTTTATCCCCTACTTTTTGATAAGCGGCGATTTCTGAATCACAACGTTTGTTGTGAAACCCGTCTTCCTCTTCCACAAAAAACTCTTGCAGCACAATTAATACTGCATCCCTTTCTTCTTGGGTATTTGCACGTAACCGACGAAAAACCGACTGGGTTTCTTTGGGTAATGGTTTTTCATTCAAATAATAGAAATCGAGAGCACGGCGATAAAAGCACTCTTCAACTGGGCTAAGGTGCGCTGTAGCAACCATAAAGTCGCTGATATGGTGGAGATATTTATACATCAGTGACTACTCCTAATTTTACAAGACCGCGCATTTCCAACTGACGAATAATTCTTGGAGGAATAAATTCGTTGTTGATTTTGTAGCGAATACGAGACTTTTCTTTCACCTGAATTAGTTTGTGCCCATCCTCCATGAGACGGCGAACTGCTATAGCCTGCCCCCCCATATGGGTTAATTCTTCAAGTTGATAAAATCTTTCCTGAGCCTCAATTGCGGCATTCATAACTGAAAGTGGCATAGCTGCTAATTCTTTAGCCGAATAGATCTTTACTGGTTGTTCCAGTGGAATTACCACCTCTAGCGGTGTGGTGGAAACGGAAATATCCTGTTTTCTTCTTGCTGCATATCTCACTTTTCACCATCCTTTGGCTTAACATAGCCACCAAACGAATCAACCAAACACGCTTTGGTTAAGCTGGTTACAATCTGTTGTGCTAACCACTGCGTTATGCGAAATTGACGAGCCATAGCCTCTGAAAATTCAACTTTGGTTACCGCCGCATTATTTTCGTCATAACCTTTGTTACGTAAATTTTGCTTTTTCACCTCAAATAGGTGCCCAAGCACTCGCAATGCAGGCTCGTAAAAAGATTGGATTTCACTTTGCTGACGAGAATCTTTGATTTGCTGTGTAAAGCTGTTCATGACACCTCCGCTAATGCTTGCTCAGCGCTTGTTAGTCGGCGTTTGGCGTTAAGTTCAGCAACTGTTGCTGTGCGGATTTCTTTTGAAGAAACTAGAATCAAATGATTCTCTGATTTGATGGTCCATAAACTAGTCAAAGTTTTGTTTTTAACTTCAAACAAATCATTTGATTTGAAAGTACGGCACTCTTTAGTAAGCACTACAACGTCACC